TGGCAGAGCAAGGTCAGAAGTAACTGACTTTAATTTATTAAAGTATGGATCAACAGAAGTTAAGTGGTCAACAAGGGCAAGTGGAATACTTCATCCATCTAGTGGTATTGCAAAGCTATATATTAATGGAGATGTTTACGACTCTACAAAAACATATAATATTAATATTTGGAATCACTATGCAATAGTTTTTAATGATGGTCAATATTTGCCAAATACAAATCCCTTGTTGTTTGGCTTTGGTGGAAGTCCCTGGCAATTAGACAACCTTTTAATTACAAGCGGAAGACCAAATGCAAATAGTGTAAAAAGAATCTATAGCAATGCTTTTAGTATTTTTACAGAAAGAAGGGGCTATGGATCATCCTCTCAAGTTGCAATGTTTATTAATGACTCAGACAACAAATCAACAATAGGAGTTTTTCAACCATTAGGTGTCCAGTCATCATTTTCTAACCTATTAATAAACGTTGCCTCAACTATGGCTTACTCAATTTCTCCAATTTCTGGATCATCTTATAGAATATCTATTAATGGAATTGAAGATTTAAGAAGAATGGATGGAGTTGAGCTTCAAGTAGGAACAGTAATTTTGCTTAAAAATCAAGGAACAAATAGTGCAGATAATGGAATATATACTGTAACTGCAATTGACAACAACTATATTTATGTTACAAAGTCTACAAATCCATCAAACAACCAGGTAGTATATGTTTCGGGTGGATCAGATAATAAAAATTATTATTTTATTAGAAGCAGTTTAAACAATTACACAACAACAATTGCTCAAAAAAAGGTAGTTCACTACATTCCTGATTCATCAACATCTATAACAGCAGACATTTAGTTTTAAATATGGTATCATTGTGGTATGTCAAAATCAAATAACAAGCTAAGTGTTGTAGAAAGCAAGTCATCTCTTGGAATTTATGTCTGGGTCTTGCCTAACGGAGAGCCATTTATGGACGATAGCGGTAACACTTTAAACGTTCCATCTGTTCAGTATGACATTTCAAAAATGAAAGCCCTTGCAGATGCTGCAGCATATTGGGGTAAGCCAGAAGGAACTGCAAGGTTTATGCCTGGAGTTGGTAGGGCAACAGATACACAAGCAAGAGAAGATATTGAAAGAATGGCTGAAGGATTAACTCCTTATGGCGATACAGAAAACTGGAAAGAGTTGTTTAATAATGCAAGATAGCCCACAAGTAAATGGAGTAAAGTTGTTTTCCACACCAAGAGCTGAAAGTCCTTGGACTGGAGCAGATGACTTTAAAAAGTCTGGGGACGAACTTTTGTCTCTTTCAGGTCTAAGTCACAATTTTCGCAGATCAGTAAAAAGAAAGTTAGAAAAAGCAGATAACAACGAGTTAAGTGGATCTGGTGCATCTTCAAAACAAATGATTCCAGACAAATATGGATACGGTCTTTTTGATGTAATTGAACCCCCATATAACTTATCTTCATTGGCAAAGATTTTTGAAGTTTCTTCCGCAAATTATGCTGCAATTCAGGCAAAAGTTTCAAACATTGTTGGTTTAGGATACGAGCTTCAAGAAACCTTGCAGGTACAACAAAGATTTGAAGAAATGACAGACATGGATCAACTTGCTCGTGCCAGAAGAAAAATGGAAAGAGTAAAACTTGAAGTTACAGAGTGGCTAGAGTCTAGAAATGACGATGACACATTTACCGCTACTTTAATGAAAGCATATATCGATAAAGAGGCTACTGGAAATGGATATATCGAAATCGGAAGAACAACAACTGGCGAGATTGGCTATATCGGACATATTCCAGCAGCAACCATGCGAATTAGAAGATTACGAGATGGTTTTGTACAAATTGTTAATGGAAAGGCAGTCTTTTTTAGAAACTTCCAAGATGTCAAGCAATCAAATCCAGTTGGAGATGACGCAAGACCAAATGAGATTATACATTTAAAGGAATATACCCCAACAAATACTTATTACGGAATTCCCCCAATTGTAACTGCAAAAAATGCAATGGCAGGAAACGAATTTGCATCAAAGTACAACTTAGAATATTTTGAAAATAAAGCCGTTCCAAGATATATTTTCTGGTTAAAGGGTGCAAGATTTACTCCAGAAGCAGAACAAAAATTGTTTGAATTTATGCAAAATAATATGCGTGGTCAAAATCATAGAACAGTTGTAATCCCACTCCCTTCTGACGATGGTGCAAATAAGGTTGAGATGAAAATGGAAGCCGTTGAAAATGGAATTCAAGACTCTTCATTTAACAACTACCGTAAAGGAAATCGTGAAGAAATTCTTATGGCTCATAGAACTCCAATATCAAAAATTGGTTCTGCAGAAGGAATTTCCCTTGCAAATGCTCGTGAATCAGACAGAACATTTAAAGAGCAGGTATGTAGACCTCAGCAAGACATTCTAGAAAAGAAAATTAATAGAATTATTGCTGAAAAAACAGACATGTTTAAGCTTCATTTTAAGGAGCTAACCCTTACTGACGAAGATACTCAGTCAAAGATTGATGAAAGATATCTTAGAATGCAAGTTGTAATGCCAAATGAAGTTAGACCAAGGCTTGGGCTTCCTCCAATTACTGGTGGAGATGAGCCAGTAGATTTAAAACCACAACAATCAGCAGACCAGACAGCAAGAGCAACTGGAAATAGAAGAAGAGATCAAGAAAGACAAAACAATGCTGCAGATTCAGGAACTGGTGCAAGGGCAACTCAAGGCGATGGAAGGCAACAACAATAGCGATTATAATAACAAAAGTGTTATATAATTAAAATGCTATGGTAGATTTACAAAAGGCTTCATTATCTACTAATGGTCAGCAGATAACGCTGACAATGCCTATTTCAAAAGTTGATGTTGAGAAGAGAATAGTCTCTGGCTTTGCAACGCTTGACAATATTGACAGACAGGGTGATCGTGTCTCTGCTGAGGCATCTCAAAAAGCATTTGAAAATTTTAGAGGAAATGTTCGCCTCATGCACCAGCCAATTCCTGCTGGAAAAGTTGTAAACTTTAGAACAGAAACATTTTTTGACCAATCATCTAACAAGCAGTACAGTGGAGTTTTTGTAGACACTTATATCTCAAAAGGTGCTTCAGACGTATGGGAAATGGTACTAGACGGAACACTTACTGGATTCTCCATTGGTGGAGCAGTCAATGATTCCGACAGTGTATACGATCCAGAAATGGAAGGAACCGTTAGAGTTATTAAAGATTATGATTTAGTAGAATTATCACTTGTAGATTCCCCAGCAAACCAACTGGCAAATATCTTTTCAATTCAAAAAAATAATAACGTTGCAGAAGGAATGTTTTCCAAGTCACAAATTGATAACGTATTTTGGTGTGAAAATGATGGCGTTGCCTTTACTGGAGAAGCAGAGTCTAAAGACTGTGCTTTATGCAACAAAACATTAGAATCAATTGGATGGGTAGAAACAGTAGACGGAGAAGATCTATCTGTTGCAATTTCAAAGGCATTAGATTTACACCTTAATAAAGGAAATGTAATTACAAACGAAGAAACTGCAAATAAATATCCAAGCCAAAATAGAAAATTTAAATCAGACCTAGAAGACGATGATGATGAAAAGGGCTATAAGGGCAAAAAGAAAAAAGAAATGTCTAAGGCATCATTTTCTACTGGAGACTTTGTACAATGGGGATCATCTGGTGGAACTGCTCGTGGCAAGGTAACAAGAGTAGTAACTAATGGTAAAATTAATGTACCTAATTCGTCTGTAACGGTAACTGGAACTCCAGAAGATCCTGCAGTTGTTATTACCGTTTATAGAAAAGAAGGAAACTCATGGAAACCAACAGAAACAAAGGTTGGACATAAAATGAAAACTTTAAGATCATGGAATGCAAAGGTTAAGAAATTCTTTGGAATTCCTACAAAAGAATTGCTGTCTGAAGAGACAGTAGATAAGGCAATTGGAACAGATAGCCAAATTGAGTCAGTTGCCACCAAAAATAATAAAGGAGGTGTTATCGTGGCTGAAAATGAAGAAGTAACAACTGAAGAAGTTGTTGAAGTAGACGAAGTAATTGAAGGTGCAGAAGATGTTGTAGAAACTGAAGAAGCTCCTGCAATTGAAGAAACAGTAGCTGAAGAAGCTCCTGTAGAAGAATCTGTAGAAAAGTCAGATGAGGTTGCCTCTGACGCTTCCACCGAAAATAACGGTGAAGTGGTTGACTTGGTAAAAGCATTGGACGAAATCAAAGATTTTATTTCTGCGACTGTATCGGAAGGTACAGCTAAAAGTGCAGAATCTGTAAATGCTGTTGCAAAGAGTGTTGCAGACGTAACAAGTTCTTTTGCAACAAAGCAAGAAGAGCTGTCAAAGACTCTAGCTGAGGTTCAAGAAACCATTTCACAGATTATTAATCGTGTGGACGCAGTAGAGTCAGATACAGCAGTAAAGAAGTCTGGAGAATTG